CATGCCACCCGTGGTAGACCTGCCGCAGGGTCGACGTGGTCGGGTCGTCCTCGCGTGCCTGCTCCATGGTCAGCAGCGGATCGGCGCGGCCAAGCCATACCAGGGCAGACCGGACGAGCCGGCTCCAATCTTCGAAAGACGCAAGCGCAGGCAGTACGCCGGGACAGCCTGCAACGACGTAGGCGCGCACCACAGTCAGCGCGGCCGCAACATACAGCCCGCGGTTCGCCAACACCGCGTCGAACGGATCACCAGAAAACTCCCGTGTTTCCGGCCGCTCCATTCCAGGGTCGAGCGAGCAGATGACGACCCGACGCGTCATGTCTCCCACGAGGCGGATGTTGTTCCCGGTCGCGAAGCACGAAGATCGGTTCTCAATCTTGGGTGTCTCGGACTTCCCGAGGATGCGCGGCTGCACGATCGGACGTTCGACAACCTGGCAGAGGAAGTCGCCTCCCAACTCGCCGTTCACGTTGTCGATCGAGATGAAGGTTTGCCCGGCAAGCAGCGCAGAGGTGAGCCGCTTCTCCAGCTCCTCCTCTTTGGCGCCCGCACTCATCACTGGAGCTTTTTCGCCGCTGTTGATCGCCGACGCGATGTCGATGATGTAGCTCTTGCCGGAGCCTGCGACGGGAGCTTTGGTGATGTGCATCGGCGCCACCATCAGGGCGCCCCGCACTACCGGCGTAATCAGCGCCGAAAGGGCAACCGACCGGCTAGCGTCATCAACGAATGGGAACTCGTTCAGGAGACTGTCGAGACGAGCCAATGCCTTTTCCGCAACCTTCTTCGAAGGGCGAGGCGGCAGCGTGGGCATCTCCGGCGGATCGAGTAGCAGCAGCTGGGTTGCAGGATCGTACCCAGGCTCCGACAGGATCGTGCCGTCCGGACGAAGGGTAGGCGTGGTGATGACACCGGCTAAGCGGGGGAAGGTCCATTCACCGTCGCGAGACAGCACGGTTGCGGAAACTTTCGGCGTCGGATCGGCCGGCACCATTTTCTTGGCGCGCCCGTCCCACTTTAGCCACACGGCAGACCGGGAGAGCCGGTCAATCATCGTGGCCTCACCGACCTCAGCCAAGCGCGCGACCTTGGTCATCCGATTGTGAGACGCCGGCAGCACGTCGACCACGGGACGCATCACCTTCTGGCTGCGCACATAGAAGGGCGTACCGGACGCGATAAGCGCGGCCTCCGCCTCCGTGGCGATGTTGTGCAGTTCACCAGCCTCAAGCGTGATGACTGGCAGATCTGGGCGCGCGCGCGCCTTCGCCTCCCCCTTCGGCTTGAAGGGCACAACGTTCGCTGCCTGCTCCTCCGTCCAGTCGCCGGCTTCATCAAACCAAGCGTTGATCTCGTCCGGGTTCATTTCGTCATCCGCCATCATTTGTTCGCCCGCTCGATCAGTCGCGCTGCAGACATGAGCGACGTGATCGCGAGCCATTTGAGGTATAGTTTCCCTGGGCCGTGCGGGGCGTAGACCGCCTCCGTCGCCTGCCTCTGGACCTCCCGCAGGACCGGGAATGCCTCGTCGCAACAGCACCGCATCCCCGCGCCGGCCTTGTCACGAAGCACGGCTAGAAAGACCCGCAGCCTCATCGCATCCGCCCCCTCGTTCGGGCAGTGGATCGAGATCGAAGCCCGGTGCGCGCGCTCGGCTTCGGACCACTGATACAGATCAGCGGTCTCGTCATAGCCATCGTCGGGCACAGTGATGCGCGCCGGGGCGTTCACCGGACCCGCCTCACAGGTGCACCCCATTGCTCCAGCAGCTGGAGCGCGAACTCCGGCGTGCGGACGACGGCGCAGTGATGCCCGGCGCCCTGGAGGTAGTTGAGGAGGCCGATCTGGTTTGCGTCCGGCTTGGTGCTGCCCGCCTTGAACTCGAGGAACGCAACGCCGTGGTTCCAGCACAGAGTGAGATCCGGAACGCCGGCCTTCAGTCCCTCCTTCTTCGCCTTCACCCGGTCCTTGATCCCGCGGTTGTGGCCGTTCGGGACAGCCCAGACGACGACGGACGGCGCCGCGATGCGGAGGAGGCCGAGGAACGACGTCTGCCGCTCGATCTCGGACGCCAGGCCCTTGTCGGCCGGCTCCACGATGAAGCGCGGCTCGGCCTTCAGCGGCTCATCCAGCGCCGCAAAGATGTCGAGGGCGGCCGTCATCGGTCGTCACCCAGCAGCAGCACCGCCGCCCAAACAGCCGTGCCGATGTCCCATGCGTCACCGGGCTCCCAGCTACGCCAAGCGGGGATGCCCAAGCCGCGCGCGAACCAGAATGCGACCATGCCGAGCAGGCAGGCGGCAATGAACAAGCGCACCGTCATGCCTCGCGGCTCCGCTCGCGCATCTGCGCCTTCGTCAGCATCGCTGCGACGTCGGCGCGCATGGTGCGGTCAGTGAGGCCCTTGTCGGCGCACAACCGCTCGGCAGTCATGGCGAGCAGCGCGCGAGGCATGGCGTTGCAGACGAACGCCACGCAGTCGTTCAGGCGATCGCGCTGGGTGCGCTCGCGGCTCCCGTAGAAGGACGCACCCCTCACGCCGCCATCCTCCGCATCGGCAGGCATTGCGGGCAGGAGAACTCCAGCGGGGCATCAGAGCGCGCGTTGCAATAGTCGCAGCTCCAGCGGGGCATAAGCGGCGCCTTGGGCTCCGGGAACGGGCTGTACGCGACAGGGTCCGCCGCCAGAACTTCCGGCGCACGGTCGCTTGAAAGCGTCACCTTGCCGGTGGCCAGAACGGTGATGAGCCGACCGGCCGCAACCCTCTGGATGTCGATGTGCCCCGCTTTTTTCAGGCGGGTCATCGACGAAAGGACCGCCGACTTCGTGGGCACGCCGGTGAGAGCCACCAGCTCGTCCGTCGTCGGGCAAGCGTCGCCCGCTGCGGCTGCCGCAGTCAGCGCAGCAAGGATAATCCCTGCCGTCGTTCCTGGCGCCGGAGGACGCGTGGCATTCGACCGCAACCGGTCCCGCGTCTCCAGCAGCTGCTGCCAGCCATCGGCGTAGAGGCCGCTCATGCCCGCACCCGGAGCTTGCCAAGCAAGCCTTGCAGCGCGTCAATCGCGGTCTCGATGGTGGCGCGGTTCTGGCGCACTTCCTCGGCGTCGATGTGGTCGTCATCCTCCAGCGCGATCGACAGGGCGAGCGCAGCCTTCAGGACCTTGGACTGGCGGGCCCGGTCGTGTTCGTCCGCAGACGGGCGGCTCTCCGCGCAAAGCCGATCCAGGGCGCCAGTGAAGCGGCCGTTCCACTCGCGCTTTGCCCGCGCGTAGGTGACGATGCTCATCTTGGCGGAGCCGTCGACATACTTGGCGGCCTGCACGTCACTGACGCCCAGCACCGCCGCGACGTCATCCCAGCTAAGCTTGTCGGTCGTCTTGATCGCGAGAAGCTCGGAGCCAACGGCCTCAAGCACCGTGTTTTCGGAAAACACCGGGCGATTGCCAACGTTTCTTGTGCGCTGCGTCATTTAGAAACGCCCTCGTTATGAACGTTGAAACCAGAAATGTGGCCCAGCCCCTCGGCACGCAGAGCAGCGCGGATCCGGGCGATCTCCTCGCGTTCAGCGCGGTAGCCGACGCCGAACAGCGGGGTTCGCCGACTGGCGCGCACGCACTCCCAAATGCCCAGGACGAGGGTGACAGCGACGACGATTGCGACGGCAACGGTGCTCATGCGTGGCTCCGATCTGCAGGCTGGCGGTTGCTGGAGTTCCGGCGCATGTCGGCTTCGACCTCGGCGACGGTTCTGTGAGGGTACGGCCACACGGCGGGCGCGGCGGTTGGGCGGGTCATGCCGACGTGCCCTCGCGTGGGGCCGGGAACGCGGGCAGCGTAATCTCGCACCAGAGCGTGGCGTTAGGGTGCTCGGCGGGAACGCCGCCGACGATCAGGTCTTCATGCCACCACCAGTATCCGGCGGTGTTTCCATGACGCGGCTGCCAACCGGCGACGAACACGCGGTCCAAGTCGGGCGCGGTGGCGATGGGCTGCCAAGCTGGGGAGGTCATGCTGCTATCCCGAAGAAGTCGTTAGGCGTCACGGCGCCGGCAGTTTTCTCGGAGATCAGCCGCATCAGATCCGGCGAGGGGATACGGCCCGCGACAAATCGGGTGACGGTCGGCTGCTCACATCCGAGCAGTTCAGCGAACTGCTTGTGTGTGATGCCGTGCTGCTTGAGATAGGCTTCCAACGTCATGCCGACAGACATACCACCACGGTATATTCTGAGGCAAGTGCTTATTCCGCTGGCGACGTTCCCGACGCGCTCGGCGAAGCGCATTTTATGCCGATGCGGTATTCTTTCCAACTCAAGGAGCTTCGCAAGCGTGCGAACCTCACCCAGCGGCAGCTCGCCGAGCGCGTCGGCGTAGAGCAGCCGACTATCCAGCGTTGGGAGTCAGGGAAGCAGAAGCCGGATTTGGAGTACCTCGACAAGCTGGCCGTCACGCTCGGGGTTCATCCTGGCGAGCTATTTGAGGACCAGGAGCTTGCCGCCGATCCTGCCTCTACTGAAGCCGCGCTGCGCGAGTTGGCGGCCGCTGCCGTGCGGAGCGCTGGCGGCAATGTTCAGGCGTCAAGCGTTCGACCGATCGTTCATGGTCTGCAACGCGGACTTGCGCTTCTGCTACGGAATCCAGCCATTCGGACCAATGCGGATGCGCTCGCGGTGGCTGTTCACGCAATCGAGTCTCCAGCTCCTGAAGCCACGACGCGGCCATAATCCGCTCCATGGCGCAGTCCAAGAAGCAGGGGGAGCAGCCGACCTCGCATTCGGGGTTCGCCAACTCGACTCGTCTTTCTGTGCTCGCCATGTTCCTATTTTGTTCGGGCAAATCCAACATGTCTAGGAATTTTCTTACGCTAGGCGTGGTGTAGCTGATGCCGGTCGGTGCAGACCTTCGAAGGGATGTAGACGAGTTCCTAACCTCGTCTAAACGGCTCGGGGCTCGTCCATTTTTCGTGCCGGGTACGCGCCCCTCGCAACTCCGCGCCTCGATCCCGATAGAAGTCGATGGCGAATTAACGGGGTTTTCGCTCCTGCTCTTGGTTTCGCCCGATGTGAGCCCGCCGTTCCTTCGGATGAGCGCCTTGTACGGACCGGCGATCTGGCGCGTGTGTCTGAAGGACGAGGAGCACCCGAACTCCTTCAACAGGCCCGCAGACATGCCCGCCATGATCTACGGCCCGCATCACCACTCTTGGCCCGACAACCGGCGCTTCGCTCGGGCTAATCGGTTGCCGCCGAATCTGGAGAATGCTAGGCCCTTGCCCGCCGAAGTCCGGACGTTTGACCAAGCCTTTGCTTGGTTCTTGGACGTTCTCGGGATCGAGCCGCCGGCTTGGGGCTATCCCAGCTGGCCTGAGAGGACGACGTTGCTGTGACGCTGCTGGAACTCGTCAAAGCGGCAATGCAGGATTGGCCGGCGCCTTCTCTGAAGGACAACGGCGTTATCGTGCCCACGCATTGCATCCTAGGGTCGGGTGGTATCCTCAGGGTGCACGTTGAGCAGCGTATGGACGGCTTCGTTGCTCACGATGACGGGGCGGCCATTGATGAATTCGCAGCTTCTGGGGGCGAGAACAGGAACGCGCTAAAGCTTCTCCGAACCCTCCTTGCTGTTCGGGGCTTCGTGGTGACCCAGGACGGGGCAATCTCATCGCCGCGTGTGAACGCCGACGAACTAGCTCCAGCAATCGTGCAGGTTGCCAACGCGTCGCGTGAGGCAGCTGACTACCTACTCGGGCATTCGCGGCCGGCTGTGAAACGTGACTTCCGGCGGGCCTTGCGTGACATGCTAGAGAAGGAATTCTCGCGGACCCACATCCGGACGCAAGCGATAGAGGTCGGCGCTAGCACGCGACAGCACAAGTTTGACTTCGCGATCGACACCCCCAAGGGCGTTCGCCTCTTGGTGGATGCAGTTAGCCGAGACTCCAGCGCGATCAACGCAAGCGTCATCCGCAATCTGGATCTCAAGAACCTAGCTCCGAAGAACCTGGAGCAGCGCATTGTCTATGACGATGCAGAGGAATGGACGGCTGCCGATCTGAACCTTTTGCAGCTTGGCGCGAGAGCGATCCCGTTCAGTAGGGCATACGATGTGCTCGGTAGGTTTGCGGCATAAAAATACCAGAACGGTATTTTCCTGTTGACTGACTGAATACCACAGCGGTATAACTCCTCCATCAGCCGCACCGACCACCCCAGGTCCCCGCGGCGCTTCGGTGGAGGCGAGCCCGATGGGCCAGGTTCAGAGCGTCTATAAATATCCGATCAGCGCTACAGCTGAAACGCGGATGCTTATGCCCGAGAGCGCGGCTGTCGTGGCTGTCGGTCTCGACATGAATGGTGACCCCTGCGTCTGGGTACTGGTCGATCCCGAGTTGCCCAAGATTGAAGAACGGGTGTTCTCGATCCGCAGCACTGGCTCTCGCGTGCCTGCCACTTCGAAGTTCTGCGGCACTTTCTTCGAAATGCCTTTCGTCTGGCATGTGTTCGAGGAGCTCCCCGCATGACCCCGCCCGCAACCGCGCAGGCCAACGTGGGCCAGCAGGGGTGGCAAGCTGACTGCCCGAGGTGCGTGGCCAGCAAATTCACCTGCGACGATCATTTCCTCGCAGCGGCCTTCGCAGCCGCCCCCGCATCCCCCGCGCCCGCCAGCAACGAAGCGCCGAAGCAGGGCGGGGTGACGCTGTACCGGGAGATCGACGCGCTCGGTGGCACGGGCGATGGCGAGTGGAGCGAAGGCTACAGCGCCGCGCTCGGTGACGTGCTGACCCTGATGGATGCCCGCGGGTTCAGCGAGCACGTCGAGGCTGTTCCTGCGACGGGGTGGCAGGCGATCGAGACGGCGCCGAAGGAGCACCTTGCTCGCTTCTTGGCATATGCTGAGCCCCGTAGCGACAGCGAGCAGGTCATCTACGAGGTCACGCGGTACGATGACAAATGGGGTAACCAAATCCGGCTGAACGACGGGTACGGGACGGTGCAGGAAAGGGATATCCTGTCTCGCCTCAGTCACTGGATGCCCCTGCCTTCCGCTCCTGCACCGGGAGCCGCGAAGTGAACGCGCGCGCCTTCTTCCCCGCCGTGTCCTCGGCCGACAGCCCCCCGTCGGCGGCACTCCCCACCCGTTGCGCTGACGAGGCCGGCGCTTCGGGCAACCAGTGGTACCAGACGCCGGGTGCGCTGAGCATCATCCTGGCGATCGGCACGGCTAACACGCTTGCCGAGCAGCTGGAGCGGACGGCGGATCTCCCGGGCACCCCGTACTCGGTGCGGGAAGCTGCGGATCAGATCGGCACGGTCGCCAAGCACTACGGCTACGAGCTGCCGCAGCATGGCAACGTTCACCAGCTGATCGGCCGCATAAAGCCGAGCAACGGGAATTGCGTGGCGTCGTCCCTGTGGGGGGCGCTGGGAGAACTCCGCGGCAAGGCTATCCGCGACCAGCTCAAAGCTGAGGGCGTGCCAGTCTACTACGACATGCAGCCGTGGGATTCCGGCGCTGACGAGGCGCAGGCCCGCTACGACGAGCTCGACCGCGACCTGTCTACCGTCGAGGCGGCGCTTCAGGCGATGGGGGTGGGGCTGTGAGCGGGCGCCACGGACGTCGCTCGTCTGCCGAGCAAATGACTCGAGACGGCATCAAGAAGCTCCCGGTGTGGGGCAAGCCGAAGCGTGACGGATGCGTTACCTTCCGGGCTAAGCTCGTCATGCCGCCGTGCGCCGAGCCGGGCTGCGCCAAGCGCGCCGGTTATGAAACGCCGATCGGCCACCGGTGCTTCACCCATGCGATCGCCCTTCGTGACACCGGAGCCGCATCATGAGCCGCGCGCCCACCACCACGCGCGCCGAGTGGAAGCCGCGCCGAGCAACCGAGACCGAGCCGAAGCTGGAACGGGCCGATCGTGCGAGCCGTAGCTGGGTGCTGTGGCTGCTGATGGCCGGCGCTGGCCTGGGCATGGGGCTCGGGGCTGAGGACGGGAAGGTCGTTGTGCTTGCCCTCGCAGCGCTGGCCGTCGCCGTGACGCTCTGGGTTCGCGAATGGCGGGAGGTGCGGCGATGAAGCCCAAGACGCACCCCTCGATCACCGAGTTCAAGCGCAAGCTGAAGGAGGCCGGTGCCGAAATCCTGGGTCCGACGAACCCCTATGAGGTCCTGCGCTTCCGCAGCTCCAAGGGTGTCGGCGTGGTCTACACCGGCCGGAGAGGCGAAAGCTGGAACGCCGAGGCTGTGGCTGCGCGCGAACACCTTGAGGCGGGGAAGGGCTCGCTGGCACCTGTCGAGGTGCGCGGACGGCGCAAGGACAAGTCGACCGTAGCCGCCCTGCTTGAGCGGGATGGTGACGGCTGCTTCTTCTGCGGCGGCCCGCTGGAAGGTGACATCACCGTCGAGCACTTGGTCGCAGTCGCGCACGGCGGGCCTAACCACGTCAGCAACCTCTTTCTCGCGCATGGCGAGTGCAACCGGGCTGCCGGGCACCTCAGCGCGCCGGAGAAGATCGCAATGGCCATC